GGCAAGGCCACACAGATGGTCGAACTTGGAGTCGAGACGAGGCAACAGGCGGCCCAGAAAGCATTAAGCGAATTTGCCGACAGAGGTATAACAGGCTTCGTTGACAGGGCTGGTTGCACTTGGTCGTTGCACTCATATACTGAAATGGCGACGCGCTCAACATCAGGACAGGCGGCCATAGAAGGAGCAATACAACGATTGGAGGACAATGATTATGACTTGGTAATCGTGAGCTTTCATGCTGATTCTTGTCCACTTTGCGAGCCGTGGGAGGGCAAGATACTTAGTATCTCTGGTAGAAGCGATCAATATCCTGCACTCGACGAAGCAATCGCAGAAGGACTCTTTCATCCGAATTGTGGTCATTCACTTGGAGCATATATACCAGGACTTACAAAAAAACCAACCAAGGAGCAGATTGGTCAGGGCGATTTTGAGGAGGCACAACAACAAAGAAGGCTTGAACGAGATATTAGGAAATGGAAAAAGCGTGAAGCTGTAGCGATCACCGACGAGGAGAAGAAGAAAGCCGCAAGCAAAATTAGGGAGAAACAAGCATTATTGCGTGAGTTTGTAAATAAGACGGATCGGAAACGGCAACGTGATAGGGAACAAATTTAGTCAATTACAAGTGCCAGGCGCACTTGATTGAAAGGGAGGCCGAAAGAATGCTTGACGCATTGAGGCGTAATTTCAATTTGCAGTTGTTTGCTGAGGATGATCCTGGAGATCAGTCCTCAAATGAAGATGTGCAACAGGAAGCGACAGAAGGAAAAGAGCAGTCAGGACTGGATCCTGAAGCTCTAAGAAAAGAGTTGGAGGCCGTCAGAAAAGAAGCGGCCAAGTATCGAACTGAGCGCAAGGCTTTAGCTGAGGAGATAGAAACACTAAAAAAGAACCTTGGTAAAGCGCTCGGATTCGAGGACGACAAGGGCAAAGCAGATGTGAATGCGGCTTTAGAGAAGATACAGCAACTGCAGAACGAGATTCAAACTGAGCGGTTGCAAAATCTCTTCAACAAAGCAGCGATCAGCGTAGGAGCTGATATCGAGCTCACGTGGGCGTTTCTTAAGGGGACAGACAAGCTGACTCCAGGAATGTCGCAAGAGGACATTGAGAACGTTCTCAAGGAGACACTTGAAGCATATCCGAAGTTGAAGGTTGAGGAGACACCAAAAAAGAGTGGCGGTGCTTTCACTCAATCGAAGGATAAGGGCGGAAAGGTCGATATGAACGTCGCCATTAGAAGGATGGCGAGGCGGTAAAAAAAAGACGAAAGGAGAGATATAAATGACTCAAATAAGCACGAGTGGGCAGTATATTACCACTGAAGCAGATGCGCTTCCTCTCATTCCCCAAGAGGTTGCGAATGAGGTAATTAACGGCATAACCGAAGCCTCAGCTACACTGAGCCTGTTTAGACGGCTACCAAACATGAGCTCGAGGACATTAAGGATGCCAGTCCTCAACTCTATGGGTGCAGCGAGCTTTATCGCAGCGACCGAAAACGACAACCTGGTAACAGGAACGGATGAGGAGGCTCCGGCAAGCGTTGCCGAGACTGGAGTTCCTGGACTGAAAGACACTCATGAAATGGAGTGGACGAATGTTTACATCCACGCTGAGCCGTTGGCGATCATCCTACCTATTGGCGAGGATGTGCTGGAGGATAGCCAATATCCCATATGGGATGAGATACGTCCTCGCATAGTCGAAGCTTTTGGAATTGCTATCGACAATGCCGTGATATGGGGACAGGGGCGACCAACTTCATGGCCAAGCGGTATCGTTGGTACTGCAATTAGCCGTGGCTTCACTGTTGCTGAGGGCACTGGGGCTGATCTTGGTGAGGACGCATCCGAGTTAATGGGAGTATTGGAGGCTGTCGGTTATGACCCCAACGGATGGATAATTGATCCTACCGCTAAGAAGGATCTTCGTAACCTTAGGGACACTGCTGGTAATTTGCTCTTTACTCCATCATTGACACAGGGGCAACCTAACACTTTCTGGGGGTTACCGATCGAGTATGTGCGTAACGGAACCTTCAGAAGCTCGACTGCCAGGTTTATCGTCGGTGACATGAACCAAGCAGTTTACAGTATTAGGTCAGATATGCGCTTCGATATCTTCAGAGAGGGAGTCATTACCAGCAGCGCAGGAACTGTTGTCGCTAACTTGATGCAGAATGACATGGTAGCATTGCGAGTCGTGATGAGACTTGGCTGGGCGGTTCCTAATCCGATTCATGCACTCGGAACCAACCGAGCCACTAAGTATCCGTTCGCTGTAATGACTGCGTAAGTGGGGAGAGAGAAACTCCCCACTTTTAGCTGAAAGGAGAGATGTAAATGGCTAATTACCCAAAAGGTGGGTTTATAGACCACGGGCAGGAAATTCAAGTCGCTCGTGGTGCTAATAATTCAGTTGTTAAGCTACCTGAGCTTAGAGTGGCGTGGTATTCGGTTGCTCCTGACGCAAAAGACACCGATGGTGTTTTAGAGACGGTTACGCTTGCGGCTGGGAGCAATGAATATGAACCTGACGGACAACCCGATATCGCACGACAGTTAGTTATAACAGGGGACGCTGACTCTCAGGGTGCTGTGATAACGGTTTTTGGTGCAGATGCTTTAGGTAGCCCTATTTCTGAGGTAAAGACAATACCAGCGACTCCATTCGCCACTACCACAAGCCAAGCTTTTGCGTCGGTTACATCGATAAAAGCAACGCATAGCGAAGAATACGTCCTTGATCTTGACTCTCCTACTGGTGGCACATTTAAGCTTGGTAATGCTGTTGATGGCTGGACTGCCGATATAGCTTACAATGCAACAGCTGCAGCTATTCAGACTGCACTTGAAGCGATTTATGGTGCAGGCAACGTGGCCGTTGTAACTGGATCTGATTTCACAATAACATTCGATCCTGGTATCGTTGCCGACCTCGAACTTGACTCAAGCCTTACGGATGCAGCTGCTGCAGCAGTCACACTTTCAGACTTAGGAGACGTGAAGGTCGGACTCGGCCAAGGCATAGGACTACCGTTTAAGGCAAATGCTCCTACCGTGTTGGCTGTCTACCACAACGGAGTAGTCATAGCTCCAGGTACATGGACGCAGACTGTTGATGCTATAACTGGAGCAGTAGCTAAGAATATTCTTAATCCTGGAGACACGGTAGGGTCGGCTTACAATGGAGTCAAGATACTCGATGTATACTTTGGAGTTGCAGGGATACGAGAGGCGTAGGGGCCGTGCGCCCCTACCCTCTTTTGCGAGGTGGTGAGTTGTGAGCATGCTCAGGACAATTAACAAAGAGACCAAATATGGCAAGGTGACAGTCGGAACTACGGCTGTGGAGCTGAAAGTCGGAACTGCCGCCATACCAGGCAGAACTGGACTAATGGTAGCCAACGCCAGCTCAGATACTACAGTGCTATATATAGGGACGGACAGCAACGTTACAGCAAGCAATGGATTTCCAATTAAAGCAGGAGAGCATTTGTTTCTTAACCTCGTTCCTGGACAAAAGGTTTACGCCATAGGCAGCATTGCTTCTGTAGATGCTCGCATTATCGAAATTCATTAGTTAGCAGGTGGCTGACATGGCCTATGCGACGCTTGAGGAACTTGCAGAGTATCTGGATGTTACGGAAGCCGAACTCAAAGAAGACTCAGAGCGGCTGCTCGAGATGGCCAGCTTACTGGTCGACTATTACACCCTTGGCAAGGTTGACATAACCAACCTAAGCCACATCGAAGCTGCCAAACTTGCTGTCTGTGCACAGGTTGAATATTGGCACGAAACTGGAGACAACGTTGGACTGTTAGAGACTTACGGCAGCTTATCGTTAGGGAGCTTCAGTGTATCGCGTGGCAGCGGCACTGCTTCTACTCCTCAACTTCAATTGGCACCTCGAGCTTACCAAGCTTTGTTTATGGAGGGCCTGCTTTATAGAGGAGTCGACATTAAATGATACCTAATGCGTTGTTAATTCACACCATCACCATCAAAGAATATCAAGGGGATGGGCCATACGGGCCGTCTTATGGTAATCCTTACACTGTCCAATGCTACTTTGAGAAGAAGCACGAATTAGTAAGAGATAGCAACGGACAAGAAATAGTCTCCAGTGCGCGTGCTTTTATGCATCCCAATTATGAGCCACCTCCTAAGAGCATCATCACTTTTGAAAGCGAGGACTACGAAGTTATCACTTCTGCAAGGTTCGATAATCCCTTAGCGCACTCTAAACCACATCACACCGAAGTGACGTTAAAATGAGTGTGTTTATGTGTTGGTATGGTGATGATGTTAAAAAGAAGATCAATGAGGCGCAAGTTAAGGCATTGCGAGATTCTGTCGAATATCTTTTAACCGAAGCTAATAAGACTAACCCATACCGAGAAGGCACGCTGGAGCGATCAGGAAGCACAGACGTTGACGAGTTATCGCTTCAGGGGTCGGTTTATTACGATACACCGTATGCAATAAGGATGCACGAGGAGCCAGGACTTCGATACACCGATCCTAAAGCACGTTGGAAGTGGCTTGAGCTAACAGTTAATGAACAGGCCGATAGAGTAGTGGAGTATATCAGGAGACACTTGGAGGAAGCTCATAAATGAGCATAGTAACGGATATAATGAGATATTTAGCTAACAAAGGAATTGTAAGTTACAGCGAGACTGGTGGCACAAACAATATCTTCATGGGGAAGCTGCCAGCGGAGCCCTCATTTGCCATTGCTGTTAATCCTTCTGGAGGATACAACGCATCGATAAAGCATGACTACGACCTACCGACGATTCAAATATTGGTCAGGGGAACGGTTGACCCTCGCACTGGATATGAAAAAGCAATGGCAATATATGATGCGCTACATGGCTTTGGAAGTGGAGCTTTTGTTGCTGGAGGATATTGGGTGGTAAAATGTGAAGGGATACAAAGTGAACCTGTTTATTTAGGACAAGATGAAAACGGACGACATATGTACACATTGAATTTTGCGTTGGAGATCAAGAGACCTTCA